TGTTTCCAATAATCAGAATGTTCTTTTTTGTAAGCTTCAATCGAAGCCTTTTCCTCAGACGCTTCTTTACCCGCCAAGAATCCGTGTGGTGTTACGATAATTTTTCCATCTTCATAACCTAAACCATTGATGTGGTTTTTCATAACAGACACCTTAGTACGAGTTGCAAACTTAACAGTTCTTTTGTCTTTGGTTGCGGTAATCTTTGTAGTACCCGCACCTTTTTGGTTACCAAACAAGAAAACCAAAGATGAGTTTAACCAAATAGCTTCACCACCTTTTGCTTTAATTTTTGGTTGACCAAATGGATTGTCAGGAAGTTCAACCCATGGTTGGTTAACAATTACCAATGTGTTTTCGTATTTTGAATCAGATTTACGTGAACCTGAAATACGTTGGTTGATACCCATACCAATTTTGTCTGCCAATACAGACGCATTGTGTTGTTTACCACCCTTACCGTCGTAAGTCATCTTACAAGGTACTGAACCAACAGAATCCCACAAAAACAACAAACTGTAATCCAACTCACCTTTTTCTTGTGCGTCCAACAGACCATTGATGTAGTCAGTAATTTGTTCGATGTAGTCAAAATCATTGTTGAAGATGTAGAATCCATCCCAATCTATTTCTCCTGTTTCATCGTCGACAACTTCCTCACATTCAAATCCCATCAACTTAGCATGTTCAAAACTCCACTTTTGTTCTGTGATAATAAACACAGGAAGGATTTCCTTCTTTTGAGCATCCACCGCAGCTTTTACAAGAGCGGTTGTTTTGCCCGTATCCGAGTGACCCAAGAACATATTGATGTGACCAATAGCGGGACCTGGTAGTCCGACAGCATCCAAAAAGTCAGAACCCAAGTCAAAAAATCTTTGTGGTTTGTACTTAGCTGAAGTTGAGAATTGCTTCTTAATATCTTTAAAGTCTTTCTTCTTAATTGCCATAATTGTATTTATAAAATTCTTTTAAATTTTCTAGTTTGTCGTTTGCAGTTGCCAACTTTTCAACAAATTTATCCATCTCTTCCAAGTGTTGTGGGTGTTCACCAATACCTACAGGATTTTCCATGTACACCATCAAAGTCGCCTCTGATTCTGCAATCTCACTCTCATATTTCTTTACAAGAGCATCATACATTAATTTTCTAATTTTCATTGTCTATGTATATTAATTTTTTTAATAAAAAGAAAGAGCATGGACATCCACATAGGGGTAGTGTCCATGCTCAATCATATTAGAATGGTAGGTCTTCGTCAGGTTCAGCTTCAGACTGTGGGTCATAATTTGTGTTAGAAGATGTACTTCCACCACCCAAACTCATGTCTTCTACAGAATCACTGTATACATACTTTTTCAAATCCGAGTCCCAACGTGGAACTTCACCACGAGCAATTGCTTCCAAATATTCAACAGCTTTTTTAGAATAAACATCATTCCAAGTCATTTCATCATCTACCCATTCTTTTTTGATTGCCTCATCTTCATGCAATGAACATGGGTCATCATACATAATAGTTTGAACGACGGTGTATTCTTTACCTGCCGGTGTCTTAGACTTAACCATTTCAATGATAAGGTCACGTCCATTGTCAGCATTTGTAATATCACCTTTTTGTTTCCAAATAGGGATAATCTTATCCAAGATACCCTCTTGTTTGTAGTTGTCTTTAAATCTCCAAAATTTAACACCATCATCTTCCGCATCACGGTCTACAACTTTAACAATGTAGAATTTACGTGAACGGTATTGTTGTGCCAATTTCTTATCCGCTTCTTTACCTGTTGAAATCAATTCTTCGTAAACTTCGGTCAACGGAGAACGTTCGCCATCATTTTTTCCTGGGTCGTAAAGTTTTACCCATTTACCATCCACTTGAATTTCGTGATACCATACCTCTTTGAAGGGGGATGAACCATCAGTGGTTGGGAGGATACGTACACGCTTTTGACCTGTACGTGAGTTTTTGTCCAATAGAGTTGTGAAGTATTTCTTCATACGCTCATCTTGAGACATTTGGTTGCTCGTTCCTTGAGAACGTGCGGTGTTTTTCTCATACTGAGAAAGAACTGCATCTAAAGTTGTGTTTGACATAATTTTTTGTTTTTTTTTAAGTTTAAAGTTCTCTTATTACTCACTTATAAGTATAACAGAAGTATTAACTAAGTCAAACCCGAAAACAAAAAAGGACACCTTTCGATGTCCTTTTTTCATTAGAGAAAATAATTTATTAGTAATTGTTATTTTTAGGATATTGGTCCGTAAATTTGTTAAATGTCTTCTTAATTTCATTCGGCGAAAAACTTTCAACCTCATCATCTGTCAACACATATTCATTTTTACCTGACTTTTCCATATCTTCTTTTTTGTCTTCAAAGAAGTCTGTCAATTTTTGATTGAAAGGGTATGAGTCCAAACTTCTCAAGTGTAATTTTTCCTCAGGAGTTTTTTCACGATACTTTTCAATTTTAGATTCTAATGAATTTATTTTTTCAAAAATAGAATCCATCGCTTCAAGTTTACTTGTTAAGTCTTCAAGTTTTTCAAACATTGTCGACATGTACTCATCTTGTTTTGTTTGTATGTCTTTTTGTGTAGATACTAAATCAGTGATGTCTAATTCTTCAGTTGAAGAGTCTTCAGGTTTATCTTCTATTGATTTTCCCTTATCATCTAACTTTTCAACATCAGGGTCTGTTGCAGTATCAATTGGTTCTGCAATTTCCTCAGCCCCTGTTGGTGGTGGTGTATCCGTTGTTGGTTGCGTTACAGCACTATCTGTGTCAGCTCCCGTAAAATCGGCTAACGGGTCTGTAGCCTCTTGTTCAACGATATATTTGTTAATTCTATTATATCTTTGAACTTCTTCAATAATTTTTTTCTCTAATGACATTTTGTTTTTATTTAACCGTTCAATAAAGTCTTTACACCGTGTGAGGTTTCAACTTTAAGTGTTCTATTTATTTTCATTGTGTTGTCTACTCTTTCAATAAGACCATCTTTCATTCTTACTGTGTAGCAGTCTCCAGTGTCTAAGTCACAAACTTCCTTGTAACCATTACCGGTTTCTCTTTCTGTTAATCTAGTATCTTTAGAAAGATAATTGTCTAATAAGTTTTTAATATCCATAACAAATGGTTTTAACATATAAATATATCAATATTTACTAATTTATTGTAATCCGAGTGATATTGCTTTATTTATTGCCCCTTGGAATAAGCTCACGGTTTCTGTCCACGGTGCTCCACGGCTAATTCTTACATTAATTTGTGTATTAAGTCTTGTCTCAGCAGATAATGGACCATCACCACTTCTCTTCATACCAATACCCGTATTCCACCAACCTAACCAAATCCTTGCAGCCGCCTCACCATCACTTCCATATCTGACTTTATAAATGTTGAACTTATTATTAAATGCTGGTGTGTTAAATCTAGCTAATACAAAATTAATTGCGTCTTCCAAATTATTGAATATTGCCAACGGTCTCTTACCTCCTTCATTTACAGAAACACATTCCTGTCCAATAACAAATGACATCATGTTTGCTGGCCATTTACCGTCAGGATGTATACCAAATAAATCATAACCAACACAACCAAATTGATTAGGTGATTTATTTTGTTCTTGTGTTGCTATTGCAAATACAAGTTTTTTAATATTCAAAGGTACATCAGTTCTTGTATTCAAATAGTTAACGACTGATTGTTTTCCAATAACTGTATAGTCCGCATCAACAAATGGAAGTGTTGGGTATGCCGTCTTACAACTACCAGCCACAGTTTTAATTGGTGTTTTACTAACGTTACCATTAGTTTTTCCACTTACTGAAACAACACTAGTTGTTGGTGTTTCCGCAGTAACTGATACCGGTATAACTTCTTTTTTCTTTTGATATCTTCTTAACAAGTCAATGTTAACACCCATTGTCAACTTACTGAAATTAGGGAAGGCGTATTTAGAGATTCTGACACCTGAAAATGATGTTGTAAAATCTTGTGGTGAAATAGTATGAGATACATTGGTAATCCAATAAGCTCCAGTAAACATTGGAACATATCTTAAATTAAAGTACATTGTTGGTTGAATCATGGCATTACCCATAGATTCTATATCACACGTATAACTTCTTGTTTTATAGAGATTATATAACGATGTACTTTGTTGTACCGATTTTTGTCCTTTAGACTGATTTGCCATGTCCACCAATACGGTAAATGTCTCAGATGTATTTTTATACTGTGATTGGTTTAATGAAATCGATTTAAATAAATTCTGATTTCTAATACCAAAATCAACATTGAAGGCAACAACTTTGTTAGAGCTTCCATAATCATCTTTGTTTGGCTTTGTTTCTCTCAAAGGATTATCCGAACATCTTCCAATATCAAAACTATCGGAGTTAAATCTGTAATCTATATTATTTTTTTGTTGTGTGTGTTCAGATAATTTATCTGTATAGATACACACAAACTTAGGTTTTGATTGTTGGTA